CACGATAGGTAACATAAAGTCCGGTAGGAGATACAGCAGTAGGAACCAAGTCGCGGAAGTTGATCTTCTGAGCAGGAACCAGACCTTGACGCTGATTGTAAGTAGCAACACCATCGCCAGTCAAGCTAGCAGTGGTAGTCATTGTACCAACAGTCTTAAGGTCGATTACGAGCTTAGCATTCTTGTCCTTTTGGAAATGCTTGATTTCAGCTTGCTTAGACTCGAAAGCCTCAGCGATAGCTTCGTTGTAAGCCTCACCGAAAGACTTGTTCTTGTTGTCAACTTTCTTAGCTGACTTCTCAGCAATCAGTTGGTCAAGAGCAGCTTGGTTTTTCTTAGAAGCCTCATCCATAGTAACAACAGCAGCCTTTACTTCAGCTACTTCGTTTTTAACATCAGCGATAGCAGCCTCATTGGCAGCCTTCATCTTTTCTACTGACTCGGTAGCTGATTTTACCGCAGTCTCGATGCTTTTCAATTCATCCATTGTTAGGAATTTAATTTAGTTAATAGATTATTCAAATTATGCTTAAGTCCACTTAAGTCAATCTCCGGCTCCTTGGTTTCTGGAACTGCTTCTGCGGGTTCCTCTACTTTAGGAGTGGATTCAATAGATATAAGGGATTTAATTGCCTCGTTTATTTGTGCTACTCTGATCTCGATAAACTCAAAAGCCTCATCAGAGAAGCGGCCATCTTTCAATGACTTTAAGAGCATACTAAGCTCTTTAGACAGTTTTTCATGCTGGCTAATAACCTCCTCGGTTGACTTACCTACTTCGATTGTAGGTGTGTTGATATTAGCACCCCACAATACAGCAGAACCTTCAAAAAGCAGAATCTCTTTGATGAGGTTGTACTCGCCCTCTACACTTTTCTGGTTCTCTTGCTTAATAGTTCTAAAGCCTACTGAGTGCTGGTTAATATGACCAGACTTGTAGAACTCTAGGACATCGTTGCCCCATGTAGTGTTTGGCACATCGGTAATTCCTACCAGATAGTCCTTTTCTACATACAGCTCAGAGAACTTGCCAATGGCTGACTTTAGACTAGGATTGTGGTCTGTTAAGTGCCAAATAAGGTTTGCACCTTTCGGACCTCTTTCTGTTAGTGTCTTAGTGTAGGCATTGTGGTCGATGACATCATTGTCAAAGTCCTTACTGCCCATCTGGCTGATAGCTACCTTTACCTTTCTAGTGGTAGTGCTAACATCCTGCACCGAGTTGCTTACTGTCTTTTGTTCAAAGTATCTTTTCATATTCAATATTTTGGGAGGGTTGACCCTGGTTATTATTTCATGATTCCGCAGTACTGGCCGTAGCCGATCAAGCACCTCCCCTGTTTATTAATCTTCCTCTAGTATCTCTTTTAGGTACAACAATATAAGAGCATCTGCAATTTATGACCATCGCTGCCGAGCCACCGGGAGCTAGAGGATATTCTATATTTTCTCCACTCCTAGGATCGACGAAGTTGTCATAAAAGTCAACCACCTGACCATCCATGTGAAAGTGGTCTTTAGGTTGCTTAGGGTTAAAACCTCTGGTCCTAGAATCTCTAAAGGCAATCCACTCTTTAACCATTTCGTAGTTAAATGATTCGGCTGCTGCCTTTATTCCAGTGTTAGCCGCCCGACTTACTTCAGTCCTAACAATCCTTTCGGCTTGCATGGCTGTAAATCCAGAAACTTGCAGAATCTTTATAATCTCATCCACTGACTGCTCTTTTATGATAGCATTCTGTAAAACGAGTATTAAATGGTTTCTAAGTGTCTCTGAGGTTTTGACTACGGCATATTGAAGCAAGGTCCTTTCTAGTTCATCAATGATAAACTTAGTCCAGGTCTCATTGCGACTTTTTTGCCCTATCTCTTTTCTAATGAGCTTATACATTTCATTAGCATGATAGACCCCCACTTGCTTATAGATTCCCTCTATTGGTTTGTAGAGCTCATCATTCCAAAGTGTAGTCCTAAGGCGGGTTTGCGCTAGTCTAGCCCCATCTCTCTTTATTGTACCTATCAAAGAACTAACAACCTTATCTAGTTGTGTCTTGACCTTAGGAAAATGCGTTTTGGCAAACTTTCGATTGGTTCTCGAAAAGTTCTCCGCATACTCTTTTCTCTCTTTGTCGGTCATCCATCAACCTATTTTTTAGAGCCAATCGCTTGGCATCCATTTTTGCTTTATATAATGCACAACACCTTTCTCTTTTTGTTACCGGGTAGGTTGTGCGGACAATCTCATCAATCGTCATTCATTTCGTCGTTTTCCTCCTCATCTTCGACCTCATCTTCGACTTCGTTTACGTCGCTGAGGTCCATGTTTGGAGTTTCGTACTCACTAAGTGGCATACCATCTTGGGGAGTAATCCAAGGCTCATCAAAGAGAGGATTGTCTATTCTTTCTAGTCCTAAATGCATTCTTTGCTCGTTAGGGCTCAATGCTTTCAGAGTTTTAATCCAGTTGGACTTTTCGACTACATCCTCTTGGAGTTCGGTAAATACCGTATGGTCAAAGTCTATATAGACATTCTGACCTTTATAACCCCAGTCTGTTTGTAGCTTTCTGTTAAAGTGGTTACGGAATGAAACTAACTGAGGCATAGCACAACGAGTTGTAAGGGCTTTTTCAGCCTCTCTTACGTTGTTATATGTGCTAGACTCAGAATCGCCTACCAGTTGGCTAGGTACGCCATAAACAGAGCTAAAACGCTTTAGATCCCATTTTTCAGAGTCTATAATGGATAGCTCTACTGGGTTAAGTCCAACTGACTGCCAGCCCATCTTATAACCAGATACACCAATGCGGCCCCAGTTCTCTGAGCCTACCCATTCTCCCTTGCCTACTAGTTTACTCTTAATAGCCTCTACTTGCTTTCTTGTATCCGCTACATCTACCCCACCACTCATTACCCTCGGATCATCGACATATAAGACACCTTTTACCCCTTGGTTCTCTAGCATGGCAGCACTGGCTTTGATAGCCGAGTTGCTTCTGCTCAATCTTCTAAGGGCAGCCTTTAACGGACTCATTCCGTAAAGATGGGCTCCGTTTATATCCCAGTCATAGTTTTGGTACTTATCGTGCAAAACCTGACTTTTAGGGAATAAGGCATTACTAAGGACCGGAATCATGTAACCCTCCTCTACAATAGGAAACATATTACTAGAAGCAATAATGTTTACTTCTTGGTAGGGTAGGTTGTGTAGTTGGTATGGTTTACCCTGGTTGGCTCCCATGTCTAGCATCTGAGCCCAAACACAACGCCCACCAGTTATAAGTTTATATCCAGTTGAGTTAGCTACTAAGTCCTGAAAGGTTTCGTAGTCGTTAGGGTATCTTAAAAGCTCAGTCAAGCGGTCCACATAGATTGGCTCTAATGCCTTACGCTTGTAATCCATCGCCTTTTGGAAATCCTCAGTAGATATATCCTTGCGCCTCATCAATCCCTGGTAAGACTTAAAAGCAGCCTCATCGATCACCTTATAAGTTGACCATTCGGGTAACTTAACCTTATCAGTAATTAATGTTATTGTAGAATAGAGAATATCGTTAACCTGATAGCCATCCCGGATATAATTGGTCCGGTTGTCAGTAATCCCGACAAAGGTCCCGCCTGTTACCTGATAAGAGGCAAAGGGCTGACCTACCGGCATCATCGGCACTGCCTTTTTTGTTAACGCTTCCCACGCTTCTTTAATTCTACCCACTTTCTTTATTTTACCAAGCCATTATCTGAAACCTAAGCTTGTTTAGTTTCGTGTAAATTGCATACCGCATCGCATCGCATAAGTGGTCCCACATCTTCACCGGCTCCTCATTTTGATGGACCTTACCATCCTTATCTACCTTCCAACGATAAGACCGAATCTCTTTTAACAGGTTAACGCTTCCGGGGCTTATATAGAGGTCCTGAGCCTTCACCTTTTGGATTCCTGCGTAAACATCCTTAGAAGCAGGTTTGGCGTTAAATCCAGCTCTCGTAAGCTCCTCAATCGTTTTAGGTTCAGCATTATCGCAAAAAATCTCTACAGAGCCGTTAATACCTAGGTCCTTCATCCGTTCTATTAAATCGTTAGTAGTTAGTTTCGTTTGATATATCACCTCCTCAACAAAGGTTTTTTTATCCTTAAAACTGACCTTTACTAATGCTGTGGGCACTGAGTACCCAAAGTCCAGCCCGTACACTAACTCTCCTTCCTGGAATTCGCCTAGCTTCCAATGTGTGTATATTATCTCTAGGCTTTTCCCTCTCTCCCCTAGTCCGTACACCTTCCAAAGGTTGGAATCGGCATATTGGAGCGATTCTATTTCGTTCACCTGTTCAATCGGCAAAAACGGGTTATCCTTGTAAGTCGAATGTATTAACAAGTTTCCTTCCTTGTCGGCTACGTCATACACCCAGCTTGATTCGTCTACAGGGTTAAAGTCTAGGAATATCGTCTTTCGTGTTCTAAAAGCCAATTGCTGGTATATCGATTGACTGAGTAGGTTAGCTTCGTTTATATAGAGAATATCCCTTCCCGGTCCCCTTACCTTCCCTGCATCCTCAGCCCCGAAAAACTCGATGTAACTGCCATTTGGATAATTATAAATATTATCCGTTTTATTGAAGGCCTCATCTGAGTATAAGCCGGCTTTCTCCAGTATTTCCAGAACATCCCTGCGGGCTCCCCGTTTAAGGTGAGGCAACGATGGGCTGACGATTGATATACTTACTTTTTCCTTGTGCGGTATGTAAAGAGCTAAAAGCTGAGCCAGTGAGTAGGTCTTTCCGGACCTTGTCGATCCCTGGTTAGCTATTACCCGGTAGCGTCTCTGATCGTACGCTTCCCGGTTCATCTGAAAGACCTTCGTGTATTTTACTTTGATCTCCCTCATGTGGTTGTGTGGTTGCCTGTTCGAAAAGTATATTTACTCCCCCTTCGTGGTTCATGCTTATAAACTGCCGTGCCTTGCCATATCCCCTGTTCAAAAGCAGCTCAGCGGCCTTTACGTCGCCTTTTGCGGCCTTCTTTAGTAGGGCTTCGATGATTATCTCCATCCCGTCCCGGCCTTCTTTATTCGGTCCCAGAATCTCAGCCATGAGCTTATCCAGGTCGGGCAGCTTCTTCGGTCTCCCGTTAGGGTTACCTGACTGACCAGGCTTCCATTTTGTATGCTCGGGGGGTATTGGCAATTCCCTGATATTTTCGTGTTTCTATGCTTGTTTATCTACTTTCCGGGCTTATTGTACTATCCCGGTATTTTATCAGAATAAGATGCCCTAATATACTAAATTTTTTAGACATAAGGAAATTTACTTATTCACATTTAGGTATTTATTTTTTCAAAAATACGTGTACTTATTTTGCATAATGTTAAAAGATATTGTATATTTGTGGTGTTATTTAATCAATCATTAAAAAATCAAACAACATGAAAAATCTTAACCATTCCATCCGCTTCGTATCTGTCAACATTCGCTGGTATTTCCGTGATTTCTTTAGTATTCAGAACGGCTATGCTGTTCTATCTTCTAACTTTTAATTTTTAACCTATGCGCGACGTCATTAATCTACTTATCGTTTTGCTGGCCGTTTGTTACGTGATCAGCTTTGTGCAGGACATTTTTAGTAAATAACCTCAAAAACCTATTGCCATGAAAAAAGTATTTTCCAGTCATTCACAGCTTGCCCACGTTTGGGCTAATCAATTACAAGAATCCGGCCGGGCCTCAAGTATGTTCTTTGAGGGTCCGGTAATTTATTCATACGGCTATCATTATGAGATCGCCCGCTTTATTGATGCTCCCAACGGGCAAAAATTCTGTTTTGTTAACGCAAACGGCTATAGCAACAGCACGGCCAAACACACTAGCCATGTGATTAACGCTATCCCTGATGGCATCCCCACATTTAGAGTGCCTTTCGTTCGTAATAGTCAGGGAGTAAATAACAAAATATCGCTTGAGACTTTGCCGGCTGTTATTGATAAAATAAAAGAGAATATTACTGATTTATTAGCAAAACAAGTAAAAGCCCGTACCGATTTTCGATATTTTGTGGATGCTAGTAACTTATTAGATGATGCAAACGAAATTTGCCAGGCGTTTAATATTTTCCCTTTGTGTTTAGTGGATTTTCCTTTGTGGTCAAAAGCTAGGGAAAAAAGCGTATTAATTAGAGAAACACAAAACCAGCGTGAGGAGCAAAAACGAGCTAACCAGTTACAAAAAGACCTTGAAAATCTGGATAAATGGCTGAATAATGAATATAACGGGACCCTGTACAATTTACCCGTTTATTTTAGGCTTATTTCAGATGGTAAGATGGTTCAAACATCCCGCGGGGCTGTAGTTTCTAAGGATGCGGCTGTATTGTTATACAAAAGAGCTACAAACGGCCTAAATATAAGAGGTGAAAAGATAGAAGGTTTTTCAGTGCTTGAAAATAACCCCGACACCATCAAAATCGGCTGCCATGCTATTAACTGGTCAATCGCAAACGAGTTTTTTAGTAGGTTAACTGATGAGGCTTAAATAGCCGAAACGGCCTTCGGGCCGTCTTAACCAAATCTTTTTTTATGCTTGACATTATCAAACATTTAGAAGCTATGAGGGGCCAATATATCGCCCTGAGCTTATGGCCAGACCTGCAAAAGACCATACAACCGGAAGGCAACATTTTGAAGATCAACGAAGGCCGGGGAGGCGTTTTTTACAACGTCTCGGAAGCTTTTTACGATGAGTTAGTAAATATTTACGATTCACGTTATAAAAACTAAACACATGAAACACAAAAGCATCCAAATTGCCGAGAAAGTCGGCCACGAGTTTACCGAGTTTTGCCACCATTTTGATAAAACATTGGAGAAAGACTGGAAACGCTTCGCAGCCGACGAAATGAGCTTCCCTGTCTTTTGTTACGTTCAATATGTTTTGGCCTTGGAGCACATCGCAAAAGATAATGAAAAGTATTTGCCTAAATTCTAAGCCCTACGGGGCTTTTTTTTGGCCTTTATTTAATTTGTAGTATGTAACTAACCTTAAAAATATATGCCCTAAAATCGCCTAAATATAACCCCTGGGCCGCAAGGCTGCCTAAGTGTAAATACTAGCCGTGAAAATACGTATAAATACGGGCCGTGGAAATATACGCCAGTGGAATTTTTACCCCGTGGAAATGTAGCCGTGGAAATTAAAAAGTACGCCGTGGAAATTAAAATGAAACGAACAAGGATAAAACTAAAACAAAAATTTTACTATTTTTATCTTATTTTGTTCTAATTGATAATCAACCATTTATACCCCGTGGGAATACCCCGTGGAAATTAAAAAGAGGGTAGTGGAAATATCAGTTGTCAAGGATTACTTGACCATTCGGATAATATCCGAACTAGCTCTAACATTATACCCTGACCTCCCGGTGTCTGTAATGGATGCACTCCATCTAGACATTTAACCTCCAATGAAGCATCAGCAGGACAGAATAAGTGTTTTGCTTTAGTCAACATAGGTATATCCCATGCAGAATCTCCTATGGCTATTTGATAGTCAAAGGGTATAGATTCCTTATTTCGTATTATATGTAACTGAGCCCCAGACCTTCTAAGGTATTGCTCTGCACCGGGCCAACTAGATGCAGTTACTAAGTGGATCTGATACCCCATGGAAATAAGCTCTTTTATGGCTCCTATGTCCTTGTTATTAAAGGACTTAATGATATTGCCTTGGTGGTCAACCCATATCTTGCCATCTGTTAGGCAGCCATCTATGTCGCAGCAGATTACCATAATTATTTTTTTACTATCCAATAATACCAATCCCTACCTAACAAATTTACAATAGCAAACTTA